TGAGCTGTTGGCGGGTTTTGTTATTAGCAAGATAATCTTTGGCCTTGGCCTCTTCTCTTGCCTCTTTGGCGGCTATTTCAGTTTTTGCCATTGATTTGGTTTCTTTGTATATCTCTTTAAGTAATGACATTTCTTCATCGAGATAATCTAAAAATTCAACGGCTGTTGGTTCGTGGTTGAAATTCTCAAGATGGGCTTGAATAATTTCAGATTTGCGAGTATATTTTTTTAATAACATTACGTTATCTCCGAATGATCTTTGTTTAAAACACCGCCTAGGGCTGCAACCCTATGATGGCGGTGTTTCTAATTTAATGTATTATTTCTACATTGTCAACCCTCATTGTGTAAAATAATTACATTGATTATAATTTAATTTACATTTATATGTAGGTTATGAACAAATCTCAATTTAAAACCGCTCTAAAGTCACTGAGACTGCAACAAAAACAGTTTGCGGCAATCAATGGCATAACTGAACACACTATAAGCGCTTGGCTTCGCAGGGATGAAATCCCTATATGGGCGTCTGGGCGCTTACGAGACTGGGAAAAATGCCCGGATCTGGTTAATTACAATATGAACAAATAACCCGCTTTAAGGCGGGTTTTTTTATGGGAAAATTTCAATGACGGTAACAGCGACTAGTTACACCCCGATTGTTTCAAACGGCAACGGGTCCACAACTGTTTTCAATGTCACATTTCAATTTTATGAATTGCTTGTCACGCACATTGACAGTTCTGGAAATGAAACAGTATGGGCAGAAACAACCAACTACACTGTGACGGGCGGCAATGGCTCAACAGGATCTATTACAGCGGTTGTTGCCCCGGCCTCTGGCGAAAGCTTGCGGATTGAGCGGGCAACATTAAAAAGCCAGCCAAGAGATTATGACCTTGACAACCAGGTGCTTGAAGACGCTCTGCAAACGTCTGATGATAAAATCACTATGGTTATGCAAGAGCTTGTCTATAACAATAACAGGCGTCCCGCATTATCTCACCAAACATATGCATCAACAGGGGCTTTAACATTTCCAGCGGCTAGTGCAAGCGCGGTGTTGGGCTGGAACGGGGCTGGTGATGCGCTTGTAAATATTGACCTGGTTGATTTAGACGGTGTGTCAATATCGGCTATGCCAACTGTTGCGAGTACGGCCGGCGCTGATTTGTTTGTTATTTACTCTGATGCAAACGGGGCAAACAGGGCAATAACCCGCACAAATTTATTCGCAGAGATATCTGCAGGCATAACTCCTGAATATGCTGATAATGTTTTCCGCATCCAGGATAATGGAGACGCAACAAAAGAAGTAGCTTTTGAAGTCTCTGAGATTACCACCGACACAACCAGAACAATTACGGTTCCTGATAGTGATGTTGATTTAGGTGATATTGCGGATAAAGCGGTAACAGCCACTTTGGCTAGTACATCTAATGGTGCTGGTGCCAGCCTGATAGGTTTGGAAGATAGCGCAGGCAACACAACTGAAACAGATGTAGAAGGTGCGATTGCTGAGCTATATGGACTGGCCGGGGAGGTTGAAATTTTCCACGCTCAGGACCAAAAAACAAAAGGCACATCCGGCGGGAATTCATCAACATCAGGCTATCCAACCAGAACCTTAAACACGGTTGTACTCAATGAGATTACCGGCGCAAGTCTGGCATCTAATCAAATCACTCTGCCAGCAGGGACATATGAAGCCGAGGCAAGAAGCCCTTTTTATTCATCCGTGAGCGCATTTATACAGCTTTATAATGATAGTGACAGTTCTGTTATTGCAAGAGGCCCGCAGATGAATAACAGGTCGCCACAACTGGCAAGCGGTTTTGCTCACGTTTACGCAAAATTCACGTTGGCTGCTGAAAAAACTATTGAGGTGCAATATAGGGCAAGTGGAAGCGCAACAGATGGCCTTGGCCGTGAACAAGACACAACTGGCGATATAGAAATTTATACAGACATTATTATCAGGAAGGTGGCTTAACATGAAGCGAATTAATGTAAATGGCGGCTTTGTTGATACTGTTGAGCTTAATATCACAGATGAAAGCGAAAAGCCCAATAGCTATGTAGTGGCTGATAATGTGGCGGTGTTTGGCGGCTGGGTTGATAATGGTGACGGGACGTTTTCAGCGCCGCCTGATCCTGTCCCGACAAAAGATGAGCTTAAAAATTATGCGGCTAATAAGCGGTGGAATGTTGAGACTGGTGGTATATCCTTTGGCGGTCAAACAGTCACCACCGACGATAGATCAAAGTTATTGATTGAGGGCGCGCCCGAAACAATAAACCCCGGTGAAAGCACAAATGTTAAAACAGCGACAGGATGGGTATATCTGGATCAGGCAACGTTGTTGCTGCTGCGTGATGCGGTGCGCTCTCATGTCCAGAATTGTTTTAACGCTGAAAAAGCTGTTGTTGATAAAATTGATGCAGACACGATCACAACTTACGCGGAAATTGACGCCGAAACCTGGCCGGCAGGTGCCTGATGAACAGAGAAACCTTCTTTGCTGAAATCAGGGGACCTATATTTAAAGGCCGTATCACTCAGGAACAAGTGAACGGCCTTAATTCTTTGCTTGATGTCTGGGAAAAACATTATTCAGAATATCCCCCCGAATTCTTGGCTTATTGCCTTGGCACAACTTACCACGAAACTGCCAGAACAATGCAGCCCATTAAAGAATATGGCAGAGGCCGGGACCGTAAGTACGGGCGCAGGGATGCCAAAACAGGCCAGGTTTATTACGGCCGGGGTTATGTACAGCTTACCTGGAAATTTAATTATGACAAAGCGGGCAAAAAATTAGGCTGTGATTTTGTCAATAATCCTGATGAGGTCATGCGGCCTGATTGGGCCGCTAGAATTTTATATACCGGCTGCATCGAGGGCTGGTTTACCGGCAAAGCCCTTAACAATTACATCACCCCGCAAAGATCAGATTACCGGCAAGCAAGGCGCATTGTTAATGGGATGGATAAGGCCACGGCTATTGCATCCTATGCCGTGAAATTTGAACGCGCTATTGAGGGGGCCATGTCAGATGAGCCAGACATTACCGAGCAGCAATTGGAAAATGCGGGAAGCCGGACCATTAAACACGCCAAAGGCGGAAAAGATGCGGGCGGGGCAATTGTTGGAATTGGTGTTATCGGTATGCTGTCGCAAATTCTTGAAAAGCTTAAAGATTTTTCTTCAAGTCTTGGCGATTGGGCTTCAAGCCTTGTCGCTATTTCTGACGCTTTGTCTAGCATTACCGGCCTTTGGCCTTATGGCCTTGTGGTGGCTGGCGGCCTTGCTTTCTGGCGCTATACACAAATTATCAAGGCCAGAATCGCAGATGAACCGAAAATAGGGAGGCTGGAAAATGCTGAAACTTCTGATTAGCTTACTAGGCTTCGGGTCTGGTTTCCTCCGCTCATATCCGATAATCACCGGCCTTTTATTGCTATCCATGGTGGGTATGGGCTGGTCATATTATCAGGGGGCCCAAGGCGCAAAAGAGAAATATAAAGCCGATCGAGCCGAAGCGATAGAGCGGAACGCAAAAGAGAATAAAGAGATATTAAAAGAGGCTCATAGAGATGAGCTAGAGCATCAAACAGAAGTTACTAAATCTCAATCCAAACTTGAAAGCCAGACAAATGAAATTCAAAGCCTTAAACCTTCTCAGTGTCTTGATGTTAAGCTCTCTGACATCGGGCTGCGCTAGTCCGCAAGCTGATTACCTATCAGTCCCAACCGCGCCCGGCTATCTAAAAAAGTCCCCTAAAGCCAAGCCAAAATGCAAGCGGGTTACGGTGCGAGATTTGGCCGTGTGTGAGCGCAAAAAGGATGCGCATATAGACTACCTGACATCTAAGTCACGCGCTCAGGCCCGCTATATTAAGCGGCTGGAGAAGGTTAAAAAATGATACATGATCACACTTCTGTTCACCCAATATTATTGGTTTTGGTATCGGTCGGGTATCTGATTATTGCGGCCCAGTTTTACCATCATATCAAAAACAAAACAGTAGATAGAGATGGGACAATAGCGGTGGCCGCTTTAATGGGGATATTCCTATTGTGTGATTTGTCGGGCTATATGTCTGAACTTCTGCCGCCTGGAGATTTTAAATATTGGTTTAGAACAGCAAGCCATGTGCTCCTGGTCATTGTGACTTACGCTTATATTATAATGGCTCAAGCGGTTGTGATTGCCAAAATTCTTAACAAGAATGACTGATTATGGATGCAGTCATAGATTTTACTCTCCAAAATCTCAAAGGAGAATTTGGGGGAATGCTTGCGCTTTTTGGCATGGTCGGGGCTGTTGGCGGTTATTTATTCGCTCAGAAAACCATCATCACGCAAAGCGCGGACAGAATAAAGGGCCTCAAGTCTCACATTGATGAGCTTGAACAATTAAGAGCTGAAAAACGCACATTCAGTGACGTCTTGCCTAACATCCATAATGTTTATAATCACCTCAATGAGGTCACGGTAAGACTTGGGTCATCCAGGTCCATGGTTATGTATACTGAGAACGGCGGGGGAAAGCCCTCTATAGGCAGCCAGCTTTATGTGTCTATTGTTTATGAGAGCTATTCTGGTGATGGCGGCTCAATAAGAAATAAATTCCAGAGGGTTAGGGTGGATCAGGCTTATAGTGACATGCTTGGCTATATGCTGACCAACGCAGAGCGCCGTACCGTCACAATTACCAGCCAGATGCCGCCTTGCATGCTGAAAGATTTATACATCCATTCAAAAACAGAGATGAGCTTTATTTATCTGGTGAAAGAAACTGAAACGCGGCTTTATTATGCGTCTTTTAATTTCCCTCACGCGGTTCTTGATCCTCATCTACTTTATGAATGCGACTTAAAAGCAAATCAAATTGCACAATTGTTCAGGGAGGTTGAGTAAGGTATCATCTCTCTATAGTTGGCAGGTATCTTGTGCATCTCATATCTTGGTCAAATGTCACAATAACATTTCTCCTTATCTCAATCTCAATTGGTGTGCTTACAAAAGACCTGCGAATTTGATGCCCATAAAATTCTAAAGTTTCTTTGGTCTTTGGGTTAACGCATTCCCAGCGTGTGCTATCCCTGATTATCCGCTCTTTTTTGCGCTTTTCAATGTTGTTTGATGCGGCATATATTGCAATTCCAAATATAGCAACAAAGCCCAAAAAAATCACCCATACAAAAAAGCGGGCTTCCTTATGGCTTTGGAAAGTTGGGTAAAACATCTCTTCACCTCTCTATAAACAAAGGTTGCCTTGGGGCAAGCTTACCATTGCGTATTTTCCATATGCGGTTATTTACAGAATAGGTTGACCTACCAAGAGCTTTTGCTATCTCAGGGTTTGAGAACCCATCTAAAATCATATCGGATATTTTTTGGTCTTCCTCTACTGTAAAGCTTTTACCACGCATCTCTTCACCTCTCTATTGATCTATATTAATCCAGCCGTGTGCATACCACTTGCGCCCCCGAAAAATTGACAGCCAGCTTGCATAACAATTCACGCCCCGCTCATGTGTATACGGCCTGATGCCAATCTCTAGCCCATAGCCATAATCAATCTTTCCTATATAGAAATGTATGAAAGGGTGTTTCATCTTTTTGTATAGTTTGTTAAGGCAATCTGCCATATTTTCTATCAGCTATATTATCAAAATATGACCCC